GTCAAAAACGGTACAAACGGTGACGCTGCCTCTTGGGGCGATTATACACCGGGATGTGAAGAGGGTGAATCAGCGAAATACTGCACCGCAAAGCTGGTTACAGTAACGGGTAAGCAAACATGGCAGGTATTGCCGTCCATCAGCACCGTATCTCACAACGCTCTGGACATTGTGCCGGACGGGCTGTTTGTGCTGGATTTGTCGCCGGATGTGGAAACGCTCGCAACTCGTATCAAAGCCTTAGAAGATACCATTGGTGATTTATCCGCAGCCCTGTCTGCAATGGTGGAGGTGTAACATGGCGGCAACAATTACAGAGCAGCTGACAAAACTAAACCAACTGCGGCAGCAGCTTGCAGCGAACCTGACTGCAAAAGGTATTTCAGCAAGTGCATCTGAAAAGTTCAATACCCTTGTACCGAAGGTTCTGGAGATTTCAGGCGGCGAATCCCCCACCACAACCGTGTTATATGATGTCTCCCATCGGGATACTGTATCTTTGCTTTACAATGATACAATTTATAGCGTGGCGGACTTTACCGCCCTGCATGCAGATTTTTGCAGTGCAAAGAACAACTATGCCTTAAACTACGGAACAACCGTTTTTGGATGGGATTATAGCTGCTATACCTGTTGCACGCTGCCGATCAGCGTGACAGCATCCACGCAAATTGCAATCCGCTTTTTAGCTGGTAGCACAGAGGTCGGTATTTTACGCTTGGTACAGTCTGACACCGGCACAGCTGCGGACATCCTCACAAAGGCACAGACAGAGGGCAGTTATATGGACTTGCCTTTGCAGTGGCTGTACAGTGCGGACTATATCACAACGCTGACACCTTGCGAGGGCGTAACGGCTGGCACATACTATTTGGTGTGGGTCGGTCGGAGCAATAACAGTCACCCGCTGATTCAGTCAATTTCGTTACTTTAAGGAGATGATACAGTGAATATTATTGAAGCCGTAGAATCATTGAAACAGGGAAAAGCCATCCAAAGAACAGGCTGGGGCAACGCAAAAATTCAAGCGGTGCAGCTGGAAAATGGACAGTATCAGATTTTTGCATCTGGTGACCTAACGCCGGAAATGTTGGTACTGCTTTCCGGCGATTATGATGTGAAAGAAGAGAAAGAAACGAAAGATGTGAAAGAAACGGAGGAAGCTGTGTGATTCGAGAGATTATCACCATTGCGATTTCTGTGTTGTCTGCAACGGGCATTCTTAGTATTGGCACAAAGTCGATTTTAAACCGCATGCAAAAACAGGATGCCCGACAAAAGGCACTGGAATACGGTGTGCAAGCTCTGCTCCGTGACCGGATGTTGCACTGCTATAACAAGTACATTGATGCAGGTTTTGCACCCATCTATGCGAAAGAAAACTATGAAAATATGTACCGGCAGTACCACGAACTGGGCGGCAATGGTGTGATGACACATCTGCACGAGGAATTCATGGCACTGCCAACCGAGAAAGGAGAAACCGTATGAAAAGAGATTGGAAACAGTGGACGAAAGCTGCTGTTATTCGGGCAATCAAAACCATTGCCCAGACAGCAATAGCGACCGTTGGTGTGGCAGCAACCATGCAGGATGTTAATTGGCTTGTAGTTGGCAGTACCGCACTTCTGGCGGGCATTTTATCTGTACTGACCAGCGTGGCTGGATTACCTGAAATCAAGGAGTAGTACTGCTGTTTGACAATTGAAAACGGTATTGCTATCGTACAAAAAGCAGCACCGAATTTGTGTACTCCGACAAATATCACACTTTCCAGAAAAAATCCTTGACTATAGGTTAAACCTATGGTATAATGATTACAGTGGATTGGGAAACCACCCACGAATACCGGGCAAGCGGATATGGAAAGGAGGCACATATGGAGGAAATGGGAATGACGGATTTGCAGTTCAAATCCTTTATTATGCTTTTAATCAAGCAGTTAGAGGATGCGAAAACCGAGGCTGAAAAGCAAGCCATTATTGAACAGCTGAAACAGATGCTTCAGGGCTAAAAGAAAAAGCCGACTGAAAAACAGTCGGCAACGGAAACACAGAAAGAGCGGACTTGCCACCGCTTTTTCGTGCTACAACAATTATATCACGTTTTGCCCGAATTGGCAAGAAAAAATTTTAGGAGTGGTTTTTTGACACCCCAAGAAAAGTATGATAAGCAAAATACACGTTTCATTGGTTTGAAGCTGAATCGAAAAAGCGATAAGGATATTCTGGATGCCTTAGAGGGAAAAGCCTTGCAGACGGAAATCAAACGCTTGCTCCGAAAAGCTTTAGAATCCGAGAAAGAAGAAAAAGAATGAAAAATGCGGTATGTCGTTTTTGGCGTACCGCATTTTTCTATAGTAATCGTTTTACTGATTTTCGGAATCTTCTCTACATAGTTCATCCAGTGTAACACCGAGGGCAGTTGCAATACGGTTCAGATTCCCGATTGTGATA